GCACTTAGACAATATGAAGGACATGGTCAATAAGAGTAGGAAACCCCCTCCCCACGAGGCATTTTTAAGACAACAATCCTCCACAACAAGAGTACTAACTTCTAAAACAGTCTATGTAAGTGAGAAAATCACTAGACTAAAAACGATATTACGAGACTATCCAGATACTAAAATACTTGATCTTGCCGCTCAATTTGAAATGAGTCGGCATATGATTTCTAAAATAAAACACAAAAAGGTGTATAAACATGTACCTCCCTATCTATAATTTGGCGTGAAATATGCTTGTAATGAAATAGTTATAACTAAAACATTACAAAAGTGTCGCAAATCAATGAATCCGTTCTACCTACCGAAAAGAACTTTCAAGTCTTTAATTCAGATAAGGAAATCTTATCAGTTCTAGGCAATGGTACACTAGTCACTACAAATCCTACCACGGGATTGACCGTAAACCTATCCGCCAGCGCGGGATGGACGACAGATCCCACCGGAACCCTTACCCGCACCACCTTTATTTCTGACTCAGTCACACTTCCAGTCCTTGCAGCTCACGTAGCTGCTTTGATTGTAGATCTTCGAGCTAAGGGTCTTTTGATTCCCTAATCTTTCCTTCCTCCCTCCGGGCTGATTCCTGAAAACGGAGTCGGCCCTTCCTTATTTATGTCTAAAATTGACGAAGGTGTTATTGTACCGCTTAACGAGCGTGATCCTGTACTTGAAGAAAAAGTCAAGTACTATATGGATATTACTCCTGAAGGTATAAAAAATACCAGAAAACCTCAAAGAACTAAGCCTTTTGAGGGGGTTAATGACTACGAAAGGAATTCCTGGGAAAGAGAGGAAATAAGACGCTGTAGAGAGGGCCATTTTCATATGTCTTCTAAGATGTACTTCTGGTACAATTACGTGAAAATGTGGGATATCGAAAGGGGTTTAATTACTCCTGACTTTAGAACCGCTCAACAAGAATGGTTTAGTGCCATTGAAAGCGCATGTGCTTCTCAGAAATACGGCCTAGTGTGTGTCAAACGCAGACGGGTAGGAGCCTCTTGGGTAGCGGCAGCAGACGTTCTCCATGACTGCATTACTACTCCCCACTTCAAGGTTGGTATGACTACCAAGACCTTAGACGATGGTATTGAGCTATTCCGTAAGGTTAAGTTTATATATGATCATCTTCCCCCTTTTCTGCGCGCAACCTCTAGTGCTGGTAACTCAGCAACATCAATGATGTTCGGCTGGAAGGAAAAGGACGCCAATGGCTCCAGGATAACCCGGGGATTACGTTCTGAGATTATCATCAAGGCCCCCACTGAGATAGGTTGGGAAGGCCACGCGCTACGAAAATGGGTTGTAGACGAGTCCGGAAAAGTAGAGAAACTCAAGGCCATGTTCTCTATGAGTAACGAAGTAATGCGGGTTGGTACTGTTAGAAAGGGCACGCCAATTCTCTTCGGCACGGCGGGCGATATAGGCAAGGAAGGCAGAGATTTGAAGGAATTCTGGTACAAGCATGCTACCTACGACCTTCGCCAGTTCTTCTTCGGAGGATGGATGGGGTTAAATGGGTTAGTAGATGCCTACGGAAATGACCTTAGAGAAGATGCAATCCGCTGGATAGTATACGAACGCCATCGTCGAGAATCGCTATCTACCAAGGAATACAACGACTTTATCCAACAATATCCTCTCACAGTCGGGGAAGCCTTTACATCCAATGACGGACAAGGAATAGGCAACATGGTCAAGATTAACAATCAGATTAATGAGCTTGACAAGAACCCCGCTAAGGAGCGCAAAGGATACTTTCTACAAGACTCCTCAGGAGCTATTAAGTTTGTGCCCGACGGTAGGGCTTCTTGTATTATTTACGAGGAACCAGAACCCGGAATCGAGAATCTATACATCGCCGGATCGGACCCTACTGACCACGAAGTAACCGATGCTACTTCTAAGGATGTCTCTAGCCTTTCAATGTTTATCTTCAAAAGGCAACGCGGAGCAACTCCTCCTAAAATTGTCTTCAAATATACGGATCGACCTAATGTCCCGTCAGATTACTACGAACAGGCAATCCTTGCTTTGAAATATTACAACCAATGTAAGATTCTGATTGAACGCAACCGCCCTGGGATGATCAATTATTTTGATCAAGTAGGAGCCAAGCCGCTCCTAATGACCGAACCCACCGCCTACAAGACAGTATTCCAAGGCACCTGGGTAGCCCGTCCTGGCATCCACATGAGTAAGACGACCAAGAAAACCTTAGAAGATTGTGTAAGTGAATACATCCAAGAATACTGTGAGTATATCCCCTGCAAATCTCTACTCTTAGAATGCCAGAAATACGGGGTAGACAACACTGACGAGGTAATGGCTTTTGGTATTGCATTGATTGCAATGACAAATGACCAAACCAAGCTTAAGCAACTTTCCGAGAAGAGCAAGGCTATACCGAATTGGAGTTATAAGTACGTCCACGGTCGTCTACAACTAGTAAGACCTAACTAAATGGCCAAATTATTGCATATAAAGAGCATATGGTGAGATTATCTTGTGTTTATGAAATTCTAAATATCAACAATCAAAAGCGATATATAGGAAGCTCGGTAGATTATTATAGAAGACATAAGGTCCACAAACGGGAACTGTTGTGTAATAAGCACAAAAACGCCAGACTTCAATTCTCTTACAATAAACACGGAATTGGGGCATTTCAATACAACATCATAGAAGAGTGCCCTCAAGAAAAGCTTACCGAAAGAGAAGCTTTTTATATAACCCACTATAATACGACAGACGACCAGTTTGGATATAACATTATGCAGGTGAATCCCGACACACAGACTATATGTGTAATATCTAAGGAGGCGAGAGCGAAGGCAAATCTAAAAACATTAAAAACAAAAGCCGAAAAATATGGACAAATAACCCAAGAAAAAGCCAGAGAAATCAGGTCTTTTTATATGGATGGTTATGAACGCCACGAGCTTTGTAAAATGTTCGGCTTAGGCAAACAGCACCTAGGGGGTATTATAGGGAATAGATCGTCAATTGACCCAACATATGACCGTAACTCCTTTAGGAGGAAATATCTTAATCCAGAAAAGAGAGCAAAAATTGATCAACTTTTTGAGCAAGGTGTCACCCCTCGTAAAATCTACGAGACCTTAAAGGTTCCCAGAACTAGAGTATATGCCTATTTGAGTAATAGATATCAAAAATATACTCACGAACATCATACTTTTTTAGACCAGGCTACTGGTATTTATTACGAAGGTTTAGCAGATCTGGCCAATCGGCTAGGAACTTGTTCTAGTTCTGCCAGAAAAATATACGTTACTGGGGAGGTTAAGAATTCCATGTACTCTAATCCCAACATTGTTCTGGTATGATATCTACACTAAACGGAAAACAAACCCAGACGTCTGCCCCGAATCCTACGGTTCCTGAAAAACGCAAGACAGAAAATTATCATAAAGAATGGATAAATTTTATCGTTAATACCAACCTCGATGCGGGATGGTCAACAAGGTTATCCGTATTAGATTCATGTTATAAATTTTATGATAATGTGCAGGGTGGTGAGCAGTTCAGGTTTATGCAAGAGGCGAGCGATAATTCAGCCTTGCCTGCGGTGTGGCAGACCCTTCCTTCAATACGCAAGAAAATACATCTCCTTCTAGGCGATTTCACCCAACGAGGATATGATTTCAAAGTAGAAGCAATCAATCCCGAAGCTCGATCTCGTAAGCTCCAAGCCAAAGAAAAGGTCTTGGTAGACATGAGACTTCAAGAATTCGCGGAAGAATTCGAAGCTCAAACAGGAATGCCCTTCACCCAGGACAATATGCCGGAGGATGAGGAAGAACTGGATGAGTACTTTGAAAAGAACTACAAGGAGCGCTCAGAACTAATCATGTACTACGCTCTCAAGTATCTGGATAAGAAGGGTTTATGGGGTAAAGTACGTCAAGAACTCTTTCAAGACGAACTGGTAGCCGGGATGTGTTTCGCTAAGACCGAGATTACTAACGGTCTTCCAATAGCCCGAAGAGTCGATCCTAGATACTTTGTTTATGACAGAACCAGTGAAAACGATCTCCTAACCGATTCTACCTATTTTGGTGAAGTTAGGTGGATGAGCATCGGAGCCGCTGCCCAGAAATATGACATGACGGAGGCGGAACTACAATCCTCCTACAAGCAATATACTGATTTCCTAAAGCTCCGCTCTAAACAAGGCGGAGAACGCAATCAATTCGACTATATAGGCTTTGACAGTCTTCGGGTAGACTCAGGACTGCAATGGTTCCAACAAACCGACAGTGGCCTTAAAATCCTCATATTCGAGGCTTACTGGCAAGATTACAAGATGATGAAGTACAAGTCCGATGAGGACAAGTACGGATACGAGCAGTTCAATCGAATTTCCGATACTGCCCAAGATCGTGAGGGAGTTACCTCCAAGAGAGTTAAGGTTTGGAGAAAGGGAACTTTAATAGCCGGACAATTCCTGAAAGATTGGGGATTGATGGAAAACCAAGGCAGAGATAACGAAGATCTAGCCGAGGCTCATCCTCCTTACTTTGGACTTATTCCTTTCTATGTAAGTGGTCGTGCAGTATCGATGGTAGACCAATTGAAAGGTCTCCAAAACTTCAAAGACATCATTTTCTACAATATTCAACTCGCAATGAGCCGCGCAGGTTCAAAAGGATTTGTTTACGACGTAGCCCAATGTCCGGAGGATTGGGATATTGCTCAAGTGATGAAGTACCTCAAAACAACCGGTATAGCCTTCATCAACTCAAAATCAGGCGGAACTCCAGCACAATACAATCAATTCCAAACCCTTGATCTTTCTCTTGCCTCTTCAGTACGGGAGTATATCAATCTCTCAATAATGATTGATAGGGAAATGGACTCTATATCAGGAGTAAACGAAGCGCGCCAAGGCGTTATTCAAGGAGCTTCCCAGGGAGCCTCAGTAACCCAATCAGCCCTACTCCAATCCTCTCTCATCACCGAACCCTACTTCAAGTTCTTTAATCACTTCTCTAGCAACCTGTGGAACAACATGGCTAAGCTAGTCAAGATAGCTTGGGCCGGTAAAGAACGATTTGCTCCTATTATCGGAGATGCAGGGGTAGATTTTCTAAAAGAAGATATAGACCTAAGCCTTGATGACTACGGGGTGTTTATCGAAGAAACCCCTAGACTGGTTGACGATCTTAATTCTTTCCAATCCCTGGTAATGACTGGCCTTCAACAAGGTCAACTGAGGATGGACGATACTATCAAACTCCTTCTTGAGAAAGATGTAGTAAGTGCAGTGCGAAAGTTGGAGAAGATCATGAACAAGCGCGAGCAAGATCAATTTGCTCAGCAACAGCAACTCCAAGCTGAAGCTGCCCAGCAGCAACAACAGTCCCAAATGGCGATGGGCCAATGGAATCAACAGCAATCCGAACAAGCAGCTCAAAAGGCGGTAGCTCTACAAGCCCAAAAAGGCCAGGATCAAATGAAGCAAATCGCCGCGCAAGGCAACATCTCGCTCTCAGAACAGCAGGTGAAGTCGCTCACCGAACTATTAAAAGCCAAGGAACAAGCGAAGGCAAAACCCAAACCTGCCGCCAAATCTTAAACCGGCATGAAATTAGCTTACAACTAAACTACATTTAAATGGATATTAAATTAAACAGTCCTGCTCTCCAAGAGTGGGCAAAGAATCAACCAGCAGTTGAAACGGCACCAGAAGTACAAACCGAACCCGTAGTCGCAACACCTACCGAGGTAACCGATAAAATCGAAACCCCGACTGAGACCAAAGAGGTGGTAAATCCACCAGAGCCTCAGGAGAACGACTGGGACGAAATTCCCGCAACAATTGAGACTAAAGCTGATGTCGCAATCCCGGAATTTGATTTCTCAGAACTTGGTAAATCCATAGGCTTTGAAGAAATAAAAACCAAGGACGAATTTCTCAGTAAAGTCAAAGAATTAAAGGCACTCGAAGGAGTCCCTGATAACTTCAAGCAGGCACTAGAACTCGCCAAGAAAGGCGGTGACTGGCAGTCCTTCTTAGGAGTAAGTCAAGTGGATTATGCCTCGGTTGATTCTGTAGATTTGTTTAAAAATGAATTGTATCGGACTATCAAAGGTCTCCCCGAAAATCTTAACAAGACCAAGGAAGAACTAGAACTCCAGTACAACGAAGCCCTCGGTAACTATGCACCTATTCAACAACGCCTCGAAGGAGACAAGATGAAGAAGGGTTACATCGATTGGCAACGACAAGAAACAGAAAGAATTCAACGAGAAGCGATTCAGAAGAAACAACAAGCTGACGCTCGCATAAAAGACACCATTGATAAAATAGAAGATATCAACGGCTTCAAACTCAAATCCACTCACAAGGCCAAGATGTACGATTACATCACCTCCGGCCAACTACAAAAAGACTTATTCTCCCAAGAAGGTTACAACTACCAAGCACTAGCTGAAATTGCTTTTACAAGAAACTTTGGTAAGAAAGCCAACGAATTTCTGTGGAACAAGGCAAAGACCTCTGGTACTAAAGAAGTTATCACCGAACTCACTAATCCTCAAATATCCAAACCAGCAGAAAGGGTACAACCTGAAACAAAAGAGGTTCATCCTCTCCAAGCTTGGTTAGAGCAATTGAAGGAAAAGAATCGAGGTGGTAAATAAATCTCGTAACTAACTAATACTCAATAATATGGCCATACCTGGCATAAGTAATCCTTCATCCTTGTCCGGCACCAATGCTGACAAGGTCTATAACCCGGTCCTTCAGGGCTACGCATTTAATGCGGGCTTGAATATGCCGGAAATTAGCCCCATCCTGACGGAGCTATTCCCTTTGTACTAATACTGGGGGCCTCTAGTAGTGATATTAGAGTGAACTTTGGACAAAATCGGTGAATTCTGAAACGAAAATACCGAGGTAATTTGAAACCTAATAGCTTCAAACACCGTAGAGCATAGGAGATGAAACTTAACTCCTTACTCAAATGCAGCAAATGTGGAATCAAGGCGGATTCCTCAAATTTTACTAGAAACAAAGCAATGCGTACCGGTTTCGCTAACTGGTGTAAGAAATGCCGAGCCTCCAATGAAAAGGAAAGTAAGGCTAAATGGTATCA